AAGTTTGCGGTTTGCTCAGCAAAGGAAAGTACACGCTTGGCTAGCTCAATTACATCATCACAGTGCTTATCCAAACCATTAAAGCCAGCGTTACCAGCACAAATGGCCTTAATATCCTCCGCTGCAGAGCGTAGGTGGCCCGCGTGCTTGGCGATATCAGTGCAACCGGCAAGGATATCATCAATACTGACAGGCCTAGCGGGAATGAGGCGGTATGCGGTCTGACCGTCGTCATCTTTGCCGGCTTCAACAAACAGCGCTAAGATATCGTCGTCATTTTTTATGGCAGCGTTAGCAATCAACACAGCTTCACCGTGTGACTCTGCCTTGAAGTGGATTGCATCCGTCAAAACTGTAGTGTTTTTTGATGCGGTGTCCGAACGATTGTGAAACAGAATAAAATTTTTCATCTTTGTTACACTCCTTTAAGGTGTTTTTGTATGCCATGTTAGGCATAAACCGTCAACGGTCGCAGCGGTAACGCAACGCCGTTGCTCGGTCGTGTGTGTTTTGGTATGTTGATACGGTTGTTATGCTTCGGGGTCTGGCGTTACGGCGTCAGGCTCCATCTTTTTCAACGTCATTTCGAACACTAAACGAATTGCAAAGTGAGCGGTTTTAAGCCCGGTTACAATGCCGTGCCTGTATGACATTTCCTTTTTGTATTGTTGTTTTTCTAGCAAGCCTTCTATTGTGGCCAGTGCTACGCCTAGTCCGTCAGTCATTGTCGTTATCCTTTTCTTTTTTGCCTTCCAGTGGTTTACAGTCTGTGCAAATCTCGCCGGTATCAGTGACAGTGCCACCGCTGTCTTGGGGTTTGTTGCACTTTTCACAGTAGTAATATTTGCCGGTGTGACCGTCGTATAATTTCCATCTGTCATAAATTCCAAACATGTTAAGCGCCTCCTTTTGGCTTGGCTAAATCCTTTTCAGTTTTGACTATCTCGGCGGCCCTATCAGCTATATCAGAAGCCCTTAATGCAGGGACTCCAGCAATGTTTAGGCTGCCGGCCACGTCAACCGGACAGCCTCCCTGCTCAATGCAAGCGATTGCGTAGCGCAGCGCGTGCTCGTCTCTTATTATACGTGGGGCGCTTAAGTCATACTTAAGGGTCAGTGTTTTTGCCTTGTCTTTCATGTTAGTAGCTCCCGTTACCTAGGTTTAAATCGTCGTGGTCAACGCTAACCTTAATGCCTCGACATAGCCCACAAGGGCAGGTAGTAACCTGTATGTAATGGTTCTCTAGTTGCTGTTTTAGGAATCGCTCTGACAATAGGGCGTATTTTAGCTCATCTCGCAGCCATTCGTTTTCTCTGCGGATTTTATCAATGCCGTTAGTGGTTTTGTTTTTCATGTTAGTAGCTCTCACTTTATTGCTGCCAGTCCAAAGGGCTGGATTTTCAAGCGTTGGGCTAACACCCAAACCCTCCCACATCTGAGCTTTTACATGGAGCCCGCGTAGCATTGCCTTGCCTGCGTGAATTGCTTCTGACTTAGTCTGAAAAAATACCCGACTAGCCGCCATGCCTTGACGGATTTCAAGCGTGAACCATTTTTCACAATCAGTTTTCTTTTTCATTTTAGTTGCTCCAATTCTGACGCGCGTCAGTAATCAAAAACACGGTGTCTGCGATACAAATTGTGGACGTGAATAGCGCGCAAAATATAGTTAGTGTGAACATGTGTGTTGTTATCCTTTTTTGTTAGAGTAAAAGCACTCCATAAGGTCACCAACTGTTGCTAGTTGGTGACCCTAGCAAAGCTTTCACTGGTTGCCGTTCACAGTCTCGCCACTGTCAAAAGAGACAACAAAACCACTATCGACCGCTTGTTTTTTCTGTGCTTTAGTGCCTTTAGCGCGCAATCCAACAACAAAAGCGCCGGTTTTTGGTGCTCTAAGGAACCACAAATCATTTGTGTCGCCGTCAATCACTGGGAATCCGTGCCATGTTTTAGGTAATGGGGCTTTTGTGCGTGCGTCAACGTCAAAGACTACCGCTGCGCCATGGCCAGCGCTCAACATTGCAAGCGCTTGATTGTGTCGCGCTTTACCATCTTTGCGCGAGTAGACACGGCGCACCCTGCCATTAGAGCGCACAGCGTTAGGAATTGCGCTGTAGTCGTAAAACGTGACGTTAGGGTGTCGCTCTGCACAATCGTCTGCTAATTTCCAATGGTCTGTCGCAACGTTGAATCGAAACGCAAGTTTGACGCCAAAGATTGCGGCGCGCATGGCCTCTGAGGCTATCTCACAATCAAGCAATGCGTTGAATCGTTCGCTGTCATACCGCATAGCGAGCGTACGCCCGATGCGGGCTATCTTGCTACTGGGCAGTGCACCTTGCCCCGTGCGACTACCGACACAGGCAGCTATACAGGCTTCCGTTGCGCCTGGACATGCATTGTACCCTTTCAATTCGTCGATGAATTCAGCAGCCTCAAAGGCACTGGATAGCGTGAGCCCTCTGTTTATGTAGCCCGTCTCTGTGCCTTGTGCTTTGTCTAGTTTGGTCTGACTTCGCGTTATTACTCCGCGTCTACCCTCTAGAATCATCGCAGCTTGCCATGTGACAGCGTCAAACGGTGTCATCTTGCACTGCTCTGCCATTTTAGGCGGTTTGACGCCTTGTACAATCTGTTGTCGTTTTTGGGCTATTAGTTGTTTTGTCGTTGTCGTTGTCATGGTTGCTAAACCCTTTTTTTTGTTGGTGTTATTGGTTCACGTATTCAAGCGCTTGAAGCGCTTCAAGTATCTTCTCGTCACTTGGGCTGCGCTCGTGCTCGTTGTACCATTCGAGGTACTCGGCAACGCCGCTTGGGCAGTAGCTGTTAGTTAGCGTTTTGTCGCTATTCCGCGCAATGCGGGCGCATTCTTGGTCAATCCAATTGGTATGTTTGGACCATTCCAGCTCACTGAAATGGCTATCGTCGAGCACTGGATAACTAGCCAAACAAGCCTCTATTTCTTCAGCTACCTTATGCGCCGCCGTCTCTGGCCTAACGATAACAACCTCAAGCCAGCCGCAAGCCCAATGACCGAAGCTGTGAACCTTATGGTCTAGGTTCTCAGGGTCAACGGCCTCTAATGACTCAACAGCACAGGTATAGTTGCTACGCTCTAGTGCGTCACTGTCTCGATTTTGACCGATAAAAACTAACCAGTCCTGTTTACTTTCCAGCCCTAAACCCTCCCTATCGAATTGAGTTGGAGCGTATTCTTTATATGTAATCATTTGCTAAACCTCTTTTAAGTATTAATGGTGCAACTAGGACCGCCAGCAGTGCCAGCGGTCCCGATTGGAACATTAATGCTCTATTACAATTGCCTTGCCCTGGTAGCCCATGGCCTTGACTAGGGCCAATAGTTGTTCGCGCACTACCGACAAGCCTTGACCGCTGGCGCTTTCAGACACCCCAACACCGGCGCTTTCCAGTGCGTCAGCAAAAGCCGCTGAGCGCTTACAGTAGCCCCAGCCGCCAGCAGTACCGTGGCCGCTGTTGCTGTAATAGTGTTGCTCTGCCATAAGCCACAGCGAGCAATGCACCCTCGATGCGTTGGGCGAGCGCCCCATATACCACCGAGCACACACAACCTCTTTGAGCCCTTTTTTTGTGTTCACCACAATAGACAGTGCTCGCACTATTTCTTTATCTCCGCCTAAGTTTCTGGCGTTGCTGATTATTGTTTTTGGTAGTGTAAATTTCATTTGCTAAACCCTTTTTTGGTTAATGACATTGTTAGTTACTCCCTTGCGAACGGCATAAGTCTAAAAGGTTTTGACGTGCGTCTTCTGCTGATTTGGTTGATTGCCCCATGGGGAAACCCTCGACTCCCGCTGATTTTATCTCGCTGTCTGTCCCTTCTAAGGTTGCAATCCAGAGGGACCCAATGCCAATTGAACGACTGTAAGTGATTTTCACTGATAGGTTTTCCATTGGTTAGTTACTCCCTAGGCAAAGTGAGGCGAATAATGCTGCGCTCCGAGCCTCAGTTTTACTAAGCGCAAGGAATTGAACATCACCGTAATGAACCTCGAACTGGTCCCAAGCTTCGTTATAATAAACTGAGACGCCATGGTCGTAGGACTGGACGTGATTTAGTTGGTCTTTCATCGGTTAGTTGCTCCTAGTGTCCGCGTATGCGGCTTTTAGCTTTATAGATTAATCTTTCAATTGTTGGGATTGTATCGTGACAACCAGGACAACCGGGCTCGTCAAATTTTCCCATACCATGAGAATAGTCCGGCCACGTTTGACCACACTGTGGGCGTGGGCACTGTTCGCCGCCTCGACCGTCCATGGTCTCACCATCTTTTAGAGTTAGGCCAACCAAGTAATAACGCTCAGCGGTTAGTTGATAGAATTTATCAAAGTTTCCCGCGTGGAACGCTTTATGTGCTGCTAATGAGAGGCTTCTGATTTTCCCGTCTGTTGTCACTGGTAGTCACTCCCTTTGTTAGTGTTTCAACGCCTCCAAGTACAAACGATACATAAACCCTAGTCAAGCTATTATTTAATCAATGATTAACAATAAGGGTAGGTAATCGAGCGCAGTGGTTTGATTATTGGTGTGTAAATTATTTTTGTTTGGCGTTGTTTTTAGTACTTAGGTTTTCGTTTTCTTGGCGGCTTTTTGTCTTTGATTATGTCTAGGAGGTAGCAGGCGGTATTGGGTGGTCTAGTGACGTTGTTGCGCCAATTGAATATGGAGGATTCCACGACGCCCAATCTCCAGGCAATAGCTCTAAACGACCAGCCTTTGGTTTTCATATAGTCTGTTGTGTCTTTGACCCATTGAGCACGTTGTGGCCTTTGTTCTGGTAGTTGGAGGTAGGGCTTTTTGGGTACTGTGATTTTCTTACCGCCACCACCTTTATTTGTTTTGCGTCGTCTTTTTGGTGGGTTCCAATTAAACCACCATGGGCGCTCTTCATTGTCGTACATATATATAGTGTAGGATTTGATATCGGTTTGGTCTATGTGGTTTTTTATAACGGGGGTTGGGTGGGAAGGGACCAGCACCCCTATCCGTCATCCACCTTATTTAATGGGGGGATAGGTGGTGAATATCTGGGAGGCTTGGCGCAATTTTTCTATGGTGTTGGTGCACTGAACGAGTGTGTATGAGTGTACATCTGTGTAGTAGTGTTCATTTGTACAGTACTGAACATCCGCAGGTGTATATGATGGGGAGTATCCGATGCGGGTGTGTCGTTGTCGTGTGAGGTAATAGATCTTACCCCATTGCCTCTCTTAGCGGACACCTCGTTCCGGGTGTGGGGTTATGGTAGTTTGTTTGGCTCTCGCATTAGAGTTCTGGTTAGAAGGGAAGCCCGGAGGAGGAGTGCGAGATCTCGATAAGGTATAGAAAGCACAGTAAAAACAGGCTGTCAATGGGTATAATTTGACACCAGGTGCTGTGTGCGTTTAAGAGGGGGGAGTCATTGAGAGGGGGTGTGGATGGGGAGGAGGGAAGTTGTTGATGTTATTAGTTTATTGGGGGCGTAATGATTCGCCTTTTTGCTCGTACTGAAAGAGTTGTTTGTGGATGGAGGGTAGGGCTCTGGCGTTGATGGGGAGGAGTCTTTGGATGTTGGGACGCATGGCGTTTATGGCGTCTTGCATTACGGAAGAGATGTTGACCTCTAATGCTGTGGTGTATGGGGTGAGTTCTTTGCAGAGTTCCCGTGATATAGGGAGGGTGCGGAACTCTGGGCCACCTGCGTTGCCTATCTTTAGGCCACCCTTCTTTGTGGCGGTGGGGAGTGATCGTGCTTTGAATTGTGAAAGTAACATCTGGCCGCAGAAGTTGACTATGACGTCTTCACTGATGTTTAGCTTTCCGGCCTTGCGGCTAACCATTTGTGCTGTGGCTGTGTTTACTTTTATTTCTACTAGATAATCATGGGTCATGTTGCTGCTCCTTATTGACTAAATTCTGTCGCGGCTCCTGGTCCAAGTGGGCCAATAGCGTTGTTGAGTTCTGGTAATCCACCTTGGCCTGCGGCTAGAGGTATCTGACCTCCGGGTGGCTGCATGCCTGGTTGTTGTGGTGGCCTTTGCATTGCTTCGTACTGTAGCTCTTCAGGCGTGGGGTTGAATGCGTCCACTTGTGGTCCTGCGACGTCTACTCCATCAGGGGGGAGTGAGGCTGGTGCGGCCTGTGGCTGTTGTCCGGGTTGTGCTGGTGGAGCTACTGGTGGCCATCCTTGTTGTCCGGCGTCAGAGTATGGTGTCCACCATGGAACTCCGGCTTGTTGTTGTGACTCTAGGTGATAGTGCCATGCCAGGTGTTTCTGGAAGAGCATCTTTGTTTCATCGTCTAGCAGTCTGTAGTCTACGCTTTTCATGTAGGACAGCAGTTCATCGATGTGGGTTATGTGGTCTTCCCATGGTTGTGGGTCTGTCCATTGTCCGTTGGATAGCACGTGGTTTTCTTCACGCGCGTAGTTGCGGTCCCTGGAGCGGTCGCCGTGTATTTTCTCATCGTTACCAAACTCCATATCTTTCCTGGCCTGCATTTTGACTCGTGGATCGTTTTGATCTCCATACAGACCCAACTGGTACATCTGGAGAACAAGCTCCTGACGAACAGCAATGTTTCGGCTGAGCATGGAGAACGGCTGAACCCGTACCTCCGTGTTCTTTATCTTGCTGCGGTAAAAAGAAAACACCTCTAGCTCATTGTTGCGCCCAGACACCCGGAGCATCCTGGACTTGGGCATGTACTCCCTCAACAACAATAACCAGTGACTACACATGTCAGCCACAGCCCCTTCAAGCTCACGCACCGTTGGACCAAGTTTGGTGTGGTCTAGCGCGGCAGAGTGCCGTATTGCCCTTCCAGAAAAGCTGGCCGGGGCTTGGCCGCGTGAAACGTCTGATATTCCACTGATGTTCTCAATGTGCTTTATCTGCTCATTCTGAATGCGCTCGTGCTCAGGGGAGAGTCCGGGTGGAGGCATGGGCATGGGTGGCCTTGATGCCGTCCTGTTGTAGAAAATGATTTCACCGGGCTCGTCGCTGATGGCACCTTTCTCTACAGACCCCTTCTCGGCAACCCACTTAGGTTGAGCATGAAGGTTTTTGTTTTCAATCCGCTGGCTCGCAGACTTATTGAGTTCTTTCTGCGCCGGGATTATCGCTTTAACTAAGCCCTCGCCGGCCCATCGACCGGGAACGGTGTTATGACGCACTGCATAAAACGGCAGTTTGTTGAACGGTAGGTCGCCTTTCTCAAGAAGGACATCTCCAGCGACCACGGCATAGAGCCCGCGAGGGTTCCTTGGTGACGCCTTCTCAAAGTACTCCACAATTAAAACACGGTCTAAGGCAGAGTCTTCGTCTCCCGTCGTGCCGCGAAAGTGGCGTATCAACTGTTGGCTAAATGAATCGGATTCGGCTGTAGATGACGGGTGAACAAACTTACCCTTCTGCGGCCACCGCGCTCGAACGGAATCAATGTGTACGTAGTTTGAGTGGTACATCCAGCGGCATGTGCTTTTATCTTTGGCTCCTGGATCCCACGACACCTCAAGCGGGTTGACTGCCGAAATAACAACATCACCAGCTTTCCGGGTCTCATAAATACGCGGGTAGTTACCCTCAGAGTCGGGCTCTGCGTCACTGGGAGTTACATCAACCTCAATGTCCTCACCAAGAGTGGGGTCCCACCATATCTTGAGAAAGCCTATCGGGGACACGGCAACCCACTTCGCTAGCTCATGAATGACCTGAGCTGCGCCTGCACGCTCCCATTCGTACTCAAGCATCTTGTCGCACTGACGAGCAGCCTCAATATCATCATCATCGTTGGTCGCCGGAAGACAAATAAACCCAGGACGGTTTTCTGTAAGCTTGCCAACAAACGTCTCCACAGTTGGTAAGACGTAATTAAGGACCATACGAACGCGCCACGCGGGCGGGTTGTCGGTGGTCAACACACTTTGAATGCGGTTGAACCGGCTCCACTGATGACCGGTAAGAAAAGCCATCCCAAGCCACGTGTCTTCTGTTGTTTGTAACTTAGAGCTTTCAGCTATCTGATGCTGCTCCATGACATAGGCTACAAGCTTTTGGTCTGCCACAGATGGGGCATATGACGCTTTGGTGTCTTTGTAGTCCTGCGTAATCGGTCCTGATGGAAATGACATATGTACCTTTTGTTTGTGTTTAGGCTCTGTCGCTCATTGGTCCACTTAGGGACATGGGTGTCGCCGGGAGTGACATCGGCGGCGTATATGGGTCCTGCGAGTTGTAGGTTGATAGCGCTGACGCTGCACCGCCGCCCCATCGATCTCTAATCCTCTGAAGAGCGGCCTGCAACGCTGGGCTGTGCTCACCAGGACGAGCGCCAACCGTGTCCGGGGGAGTCGGCGCGGATATCGGTGATGGCGTCGGAGTCTCTAAGCTGGCGGCTTTACTAGCAAGAAACTGCTTTAAGAACTCATCGTTATTAGGCTTTCTGTATACTTGCGGCACCCTCGGGCCACCACTCGTGGGCTGTCCAGTTATTGCGCCACCTAAAGCATTAAACAAACCACCTATAACATTAGAACCTAGCGCGCTAGCTAATGATGCAGCAAACGACATTAAGCACCTCCCTCACCACCTGCAACCAACCGGTAATCCCTCTCGAACCCTGCCCTATGCTTGGCATCAAACAGTTCCCAGTGCTGGGATGAGTTGGTTGCGGCTTTAAGTTTCAAATCCTTGAACTCACTATCCTCGCGAAAATTTCGCGCATAGCAATATAATGCCACGCTAGCACACATAATTGTTACAGAAATCAACGCAACGCATGAAAAAACAATTAATACAGTTATCATTACCACTTTGTTCCTAGGTAAGTATCGTGACCATCAGGGTATGCAGAATAAAAGCGCTCCCAAAACGCATCTCTAACATGGGGCTCTTCATCCTCTCTGACAACAGAGACCTCGCCTAACTCCGTGTCAATATAAAGTAGCTGGGCCATTGCAAACACTGCATCGTCATGCTCACCAGGCATAGCCTCACACCGGCCTCTTGATGTAGTGATAAACGTTTGGCACTCCCTTAGAAGGGTTTCGCTGTGGAAGTCCCAGCTATTGTATCGTATTGCACGAGATAGCGCCGCTACACAGGCATCGCGTTTACCCTTGTTTCCCATTCTGAACCCAAACCGCTGGGTCCAATTGCCGCTGGTTGAGCGGACATATAGGTTGGGGTAGCCTGCGCCTTTGTTCATCTCTAAAAGATTTTGCAGTGTAGCTAACCCTGGACCATCCACCTCTGGAGACATTAACGCTACGTTGTAATGCATTGCTGCGGCTATAGCCTGACTGGCAACAACGTCAGGTGGGCTGCGGTGATAGAACTCAGCAACCTGCTTTCGGTCGGTTCTGTCGCCAACCTGGATACAGGAAAAGTCACCCTCGTCGCTGCCGTGTGCCGTGTCAATTGTTACGATGTACTCATGCCCAGGCTCAGGATCAAACCACACTCTCCACCTTGGAGCGCCCTCGGTTAGGGTGACCTCTTTGGTTCTGGAGTTGTAATCAATGCTTTCATAGGCCGTTGAGGGGGTGGCGTCCTCTGCCATGCCTGTTAGGCGTTGCCTAATCTTAACCTGATCGATAGGTGAAGACGAAGAAGATGTAAAAGCTATCTCAGGAGACAAAGGAAACTCCGTGTCGAAAGCCTTGATGTCGCCGTCAAACTTAGTTAAAAGCGTCTGAACCGCCCACCTGACCTGGCATGGCTTAAGGTCAAACATAATAGCCCTACGCGCCCAACGTTCATCATAGTGTAACTTTTCAGCTAACCGCCAAAATTCAGACTGATTCTCATCTGCATACGCTTTTCTAAACTTCCGATCAAGCGTTCGGTCTCCAGGTTTTTCTGCTAGTTTGTATTTGTCGTGATCTTGCCATCCAAAGAAAAAAGCTTTGAATAGGTTGCCCGGTTCTTTTTTGTGCGCTTTCCAGAATCGATCATAAAACGCACCAGCGCTGCCACACGCCGTGGATTCAATGATGACGTATGTGCCGTGCACGTCACTAATGGAGCCCATTGACGACTGCATAACATCAGCATCACTGGTTGTGCGCCGCTTTTTCCACCACAGCCCAAGCTCGCTAAGATGAAGGTAGTCTGGCGTTGCACCGCGATCAGCATCAGTTGCCCCCTGCGTTTCAACTTCAAACCGGGAATCATGCTCCCAGTAAATACCCATGTCCCGGCTAGAGCGCTTGTGCTTGCCAGGGGCAATATTTGCAATGGCGGGGTGCTGGTAGGTCTGGTAGCGGTGCGCAATCTCAAATATTTCCTCGGTCGATTCTTTACGGTGAGCCATGCACTTGGCCAAATAGTGTTTATTGAACTGACACTTCCAATGGCCATAGGCTTCTATAAGGGTGGAGAATCCAATCTTTCGGCTCTTGAGTATGATCACCCTGACAGGGCGCTTTAGTCGTTCCATCTCAATAAACTCTTCGAGAACTACTTTTTGCTCTGGATTCAAAAGAAAAGGAATCATCTTGTTGCGCCCAGTCTCCCTATCCTTTACGCGGATACGAAGACAGTGCTCAGCATAATACTCAAAACTTTTCTTACACTTATCCCAAAAAGCCTCCGGGGATAAATTCCCAGGTATAGGCCGCAGCGCGTCTTCATCAGACGCGGAACCTTGGGCATCAAAGGGCGACCAATTGGTTGCTCCGCTCATGGATATAATCTGTCAAAAAAAAAGGCATGTGTAAAACACTGTTGACACTTGGGGTTGTGCGCGGTCAAACTAATCGAGCCAGCGTCAATGGTTGATGTGGTGATTAACACTCCACGGGTCGAACCCGTAAACAACGTAGGGGGAATCCATGATAGACAACGACGTAAACTTAGAAGGACCTGGTGATTCGTCATCTCCAGAAAATGCGGCACTCCACACGCCCCCGTCAGGCGAAACAGACGAGTTTGTGCCGGAACGCGACCCGGACACGGGTCAGGTCAAGCCTGTTCCTTATGATCGGTTTCATCAAGTAAATGAAAGATATCGGTCGACTAGAACAGACCTTGAGCAAGCTCAACATAATTTACAATTAAACCAAGAACTTTCCGAGCAGCTTAGAGCGCAAAACCAGCAGTACGCTAATTTGATTTCGCAGATGCACGAGGCGCAGCAGCGCCAGCCTGTGTATCAGCAGCCAGAGGTTCCTCAAGATCCCTATGGGGGTCCTGAGTACGACCCATATGAAGACCCAACCGATGCAAAGATTAGGCAAATGCACGCCCAGGTTAAACAATCCAGGGATGCGCTTTCTCAACTGCAATCGCAAATGGAATCTCAAAGCAAAGAGTTTGGCATGTACAGACAGGAGCAACAAACTAAAGCACTGGAGCGTCAGATAACAACTGACATCGACAGTGCACTTAGAGAGTTCCCTGCTGCCAATAAATATTGGATGCACAACGAAATGCTTAGAACTGGCAAGCACGACAGTCAAACCATCAGACTTCTGGCAAAACGTTCACATGAAGCTCAAGATTCAAAACGAAGAGATTGGGCACGCGCACAGGGATACATTGAGCCGCCACGCAAGCTAATGAGTAGCGGTCCACCTGCGCAGCAAATTCAAGACCTTGGTGACGATCTTGACGCTATTGAAGAAGCAATTCGGCAAAGGTTCGGAAGCTAAAGGAGAGCCAAAATGGCCTTAGAGACGGGTGGCGGTACTGCCAACAGTGAATACGATGCAATGCTAAAAGACTTCTACGAAGGTGGAGTCCGGTCGCACATCCAAAACAAAGTAACAATTCTTTCAAAGCTTGAAAAAAGCAAGCGCAAGTGGAACGGTCGCCAAGTGACGTTTCCTTTGCACCTTGGCCGAAACCATGGTGTTGGAGCGCGCGGTGAGGGAACTAACATCCCTACAGCCGGTGAGCAAAGCTACAAAGAGAGCAAGATCAAGGCCAAGTACCAATACGGTCGAATCTCTCTTACTGGCCCAGTAATCGCCGCCTCGCAGGGTGACAAAGGGGCGTTTGCCTCTGCGCTGACCCAAGAGATTAAGGGAATGCGAAACGACCTTCGCAATGACATGAACCGCCAGTGCTGGGGTGTGGTCCTCGACAGCGGCGATGGTGCCGGTAATTCTGGTGTATTGGCAATAACAACAAGCAGTGGCGCTGTATCAACACTGGCGTGCGCAAATGATACCGGCGTTCGGTATCTGAAAACAGGCATGTCTGTTGTAATTGGAACTCCTGGCGCATCGGCACTTACGAATGCAGACGCGGTTGAAATCTTAGACGTTGATAGCTCGGCAAAAACGGTGACTATTGCTGAGACAACGGTGGCATCGAGCGACGTTGTTGTTCGCGGAGATTCGACATCTGCGCACTCGTACACCAACGAGATTACTGGCCTGTCAAGCATTGTTCACGACGACGATGACATCGACCTACAGACTGTTGATGTTTCCGCGAACACTGAGTTCAAGGCGCACGTTGAGTCAAACAGCGGTGTCAAGCGGGACCTAAGTCTTGAGTTGATGCAGTTGGCGCTGGATGCTTGTGATGAAAAGGGTGGCGAAGAGCCAGACCTTATCATGGGTCATCACTCAATGCGTCGTGAGTACGTGAACTTGCTTACAAGTGACGTTCGTTATGCTCCAGAGCAGATGCGCGCAGGATTCAAGACATTGACATATGCTGGTGGAAATCAGCCTATTCCTATCTTGTTTGACAAGCACGCTCCATATCATAAGTTGTACTTCATCAATACTGGCGACATTAAGCAGTACGTGATGAAGGACTGGGGCTGGGCAGACCGTGACGGTGCTGTTCTTAGCCGTCAGAGCGACCAAGACTCTTGGGAAGCTTTCATGTGTTGGTACGGTAACTTGGGCTGTGAGGTTAGAAACACTCACGCTGTGATTACTGATCTCAATGCGTCTAATTTAGTCTTCTAGGGATCGTGCAAAGTCCCTAGCGCGCCGGGGGGTTAGTAGCCCCCTGGTGTTTTTTACTTAGTATCCCCGCAACGGGGGGAAAACTGTGGAGTGGTGATCTATGATTTTAGATAGAAACATTAAGTATAAGTATCAAAGCCTGTACTTTCCGGCTGCGGCCTTTGACTGGAAACCGGGTTCAGCAGACAACCAAGACGCTGGCGACGGCAATGATGACTTGGTAGAAGTTGGCACAACTGGATTTGTTGGCTGGAAGTTTGATGCTGACCCTAGCGACGATCAGGTGTTTATAACAATGCCTACGCCAACAAACGTTGACTGGGACAATGATGTGTTTTACCGGGTTATCTGGGCTGCGGCTACATCAAGTGACCTTAGCTTAACGGAGAGCTTTGCTATTTCTGCCGCCGAGGTAGCGTTTGGTGCTGCGCCAGCGACGAGTGCCCCAACAGCATTTGCCACGGTATCAGATACGCCAAGCGCCATTAATGTTCCGCTGGCCACCCCGTGGGCCAAGGCAAACTCATCTACGACAGACGGCATTGCCGGGACAAGTGATATTTTGCGAGTATTCGTAGACTGCACAACGGACACGGCAAACGATCCACGGTTGATTGGCCTGGAGCTAAAGTACTTACCTAAACTAACTGACGGTGCGCAACACAAGTTGACAACGGATCCAACTGACGCATGACATTAACTGAGAGACAGTGGCGAGCAGCGAAGCGTATAAAATGGTCAGACAAGCATACGCGCCGCGTGAGAGCGCAAATCCATGACGATAAGCTCATGGTTGGTTACAACCAAAAAGAGCGCGTATGGGTGCTCGCTCGCCTCTGTCCCGCAACAGTAATGATGCAGTTTGGTGTGCGGACGATACCGACAAGTGAGAACGCTCCGATTGTCTGGGCGCAGTGGCGCGATGATGGAATAACCACACCGGAACACCCGGCGGGGATTCCTTTAGACATTATGGATCCACGGCTTATTCCTTATATCCAGCGATGTGATCTATGGCGGCAAGGAGCCGCTAAGTACATACAACAGTTCGATCACTTGGACTGGCTGGAAGAATCGAAAGACCGCAGCGAAGATGATGACCTTATGTATATAGGTCGCACTCTAGCGTTTGACCGAGTTAAAGAAGCAAGCGACAAAGTTTGCGGGTTTGTGAATCGTTCGCCAATCGAAAAGAAATGGCACGTTCCTACTTCAATGAAACCGTGGTGGGAGAAAACACATGACTCGGCGGTGGTATAGTGGCAAAGGTAAAAACAAGGGGCGATGCAATAGCGTTCGCTAAGAACCTGCTCGATGAGCGGGGGAATACCTTCTTCTCAACAACTCTGCAACAGACATTTGTTGATGAAGCCAACAGGATTGTCTTTGAAGAGCTTGTTAATACAAACTACGAGTTCTTCTTAAACACAGCTTCGTTCACATACACCGCTGATGCGGAGCGGTTTGACATACAATCAACCACCGTAGACTCAGCTAGTGCAGCAGCAACGCCATATAAGATAATCGACCTGGGGCACACAGCGTCATCTGATGCGGTATCAGCCAACAACCAGCTACTTCAATGGCGACCAATGAGATTCAAAGAGCGCTTTGCGATACAACGCCAGTTCGGAGACTACAAAGCTTCCGCAACATATCACTGGTGTCTTGTTGGCAAATACCTGTACGTCGCCCCAATGCCAAGTGAAGCACTAAACTGCAAGATATACTACATTGCACCTCTGGCTGATATGACTAATGATAACGATGAGTTGCTTGGCGGCTATGCTCACCAGTCTTTCGGTGACGCGGTGGGCTATTGCATGGCGCACCTAATGAACGCAAAGCAACACAAGGAGAACCCCATGGTTGAACAGCTATGGGCTTCTGCGTTAGAGCGGATAAGAAACTGTGCAACAAGCCGGGTTACCGAGGAAGGCGGTCACGTCCGCGTAACCAGGCACCCGTGGGACTAGGTCATGCCAGTACGCCAACCGCGTCAAATTACGCTTACTGGGCCATGGGGTGGCATGGAAGAGCGCGCCGCATACAGAAAGCCAACCCAGTGTACACTTGCAATCAACTGCAACTTTGCGGACGGAACCATCAAGGCGCGAGATGGGTTTCGACGAATATACGACGCATCAACCGCTATACGATGGCAACTGCATGTCGTAAAGAAAGATGGAGACGCGCAGTACATTATCGGCGTGGGCTTTGACTCCAGCGATAATAAAGTAAAGTTTGCCTCATGGAGGCCGAGCGGGGCCATACTAAGTTCAATCATAACCCTGGACGGGGACAGGAATCACCACGGACGCACGCCATCATGGCGATGTAGTTTTGTTGATGTGATCATCGGCCACTACGATTCCCTGATTAACAAGCGGGTGCACCCACATAGAGTCACGCTTATAGTAACCCCAAGCACTACGTATAAGTTTGACGCTGACGGCGACTCAACAACCGTAACACAGGTCGATGTAAGCAAAGACGCGGTGAAGGGCAATGAGGTTAACATTGCCTATATAAAACATGAACCAAGAGCCCGCTTTGCGGTGGCTCACCTTAATGCTGTTGTTTACGCTGGATTCTCCCCAGGGCAAGCTTTTGAGCTAGACCAAAACCTGGATGACGAACAGGACCTCGTCCCAGAGCAGCACGTGAACGGGGATTCAAGATCTAGGCTTGGACTAGGCCCACAGTTTGGTTACATCAGTGACCCGCATGACCCTGTTGGGGTTAGGGGAGACAGGTTCTTTAGGGTTGGAGATAGAGAGCAGATAACCGGGTTAGCCTCGTTCCAGGAAACCTTGGTTGTGTTTACCGATGAAGCCATATATTCCGGCACAGGCTTTGGGGAGTCCTTTGCCCTTCGCCCAGTAGCCAAGGGTGTTGGCTGCGTATCCCACGATTCAATCGTAGAGGTTGCGGGCGCATTGTACTTTATGAGTCATGACGGCGTTTATATGTTTCATGGCGGTGGCCCTCAAGGCGGGGTAGCCAAGATAAGCAAACCAATAGACTCTCTCTTTAGCGGGCGGCATCAAAACAGCTTTATCTCTGAAGAGATAGCAACCCTAATGAGCGGTCTGGGCTGGCCGTTCACTGCTGCTGCGACATCTCTAGAGCTATCTCAGGGGCTCCACGTTCAAAGCTCTAACCAGATATGGTGGTCTATTCCAATAACAAATGAGAGCGCAGGTGCGTACAGCGTTACACTGGTGTTTGACTACATCAACATGGCCTGGTCTTACAATGTCCCAAACAGCGCCGCTATTCCCTCATGCATGTTTAGCGGAGTGACCTTTAAGTCAGGGAACAAAGAACGAGTCGTCACATCCACGTCTGATGGTGATCTACTGGAATACGGTTGGTACATTGATGGCACTGATGGCGCAACAGTCAGAGGCATTCCGTTTGTATACCAGACTGGTCGCCTCATGGCAGACAAAGACTACTTTGGAACACTGAGCACCGTAAGGCTAAAGATGTTGTCGTGGGGTAAAAACCCGTCATCCAATAAACCACGATGGTTCTTTGATGGCGAAGAGTCTCATTACGATGGTTATGTAAACAACGTGGCGCAAGCTGACTCTGCTAGACAGGCAGTGGCTGGAGACCTTAGAACGCATCCCGGCGCAGATGACGAGGATGGAGCCACAGACAACACATACTTTTGGAACGCCACAACGTGGAATGGAAGTAAATGGGTTGCCAGAGACTGGTGGTCAAATGAGATTGAGCACAACTCAGTAAAGAGCCGTTCATTCAGGCTGGGCATTGTAGATAATCCAGACACAACCGATAGAGACGTGGCCGTCAATGTGCAGGCCATAACCATTGCCTACAGCAACGAGGACAACCGTTGAGCGGAAAGGGACCAGTTAACACCCACCCTAACCCGGTGGTTGCGTTTAATTACGACCCACGGTTGCGCACAATTGCAGCTCAGATAGAAAACGACAGAAAGCGTCAGGCTGCACGCGGCCACATAGTTACGCCGGGTGAGTCCATAACCGCAGCTATAAAGCGCTTACCCACGGACGGTGGCATTGTTTGGCTATCAGAGGGCACCCATGTGTTCTACTCAGACCTAACCGTAGCCAGGGGTGGCGTGGTTATTCGCGGCGTCTCTCCAGAGAAAACGGTGATAAAGCGCGACAGAACAAGCACGTCGCCGTTGATCACATTTAGCGGCACAGACAATGTGCTAGAAAACTTCACAATAAAGGACACATCTAGCGGGGTGGCAGTTAAGTTCACCGGGCAGAGGTCCACAATCAGAAACTGTGTGGTAGAGGATTGTTACGGTTTTGTTGAAATTGATGGCGCTAACTGGTGCGAGGTCATCAACAACAAGGTTGTGTCGTCGCGAGACAAGGGCGTAAACGTTACCGGCACTGTTGCGGGCTGTGTTATAAACGGAAACAGGTTTATTTCAACCGCTGCGGCGACGGTGTATTTGGGCGACAGTGTTTCATCTGTTTCTATCATGGGTAACCTTTTCGACTACTCCAGTGGAAGTATTAGCTATTTGGCAGCAGCCGATGGTATTCCTGGTGCAGATAAGAACCAAGTGTCAGATTCCACGGGTGGAACGGTGAGGGTTGGGTTGCAAAACTTGAACTCAATCAGTGTTGGTGGAATTTTGGCTCGCAGTGAATCGTCTTTACCGGCGACAGAGTTTGGCGAAAATGAGATAATTCAAATGCGTATATTCTCAAATTCATCCGGTTTGTCTTTGGATGGGGGCCAGCGATGAGCAATAGTTACAGCCGTGAGTTTTTTACGGGCACGGGTGACGGCACTGGCTTAAAGGTTACGTCTACGACGGCGGGTGCTGCTGATACAATCCATCTTGCGCCGTCAGATGTTAGAGACGAGGTGTGGTTGTATGCGTATAATGACCACAGTGCTGATGTGTTGCTTACTTTGTTGTGGGGTGATGCTACAGACCCAGATGATTATATACGCAAGACGATTCCCACTAGGGCGGGTTTTACGTTGGTCATACCGGGTCTTATGGTGGACGAGGGCAAGCGGATCAAAGCGTTCGCAGCAACAGCTAACGAAGTTATGATTCACGGTTATGTAAACAGAATAACGTCAACATCAAGCGGTGGCGGGTAGGGATAGGGATGCCAGATCTAACTTACAGTAACAATCTAACGAACGGTAACGCCAACGATGCCTCACAGGTAATGGCGAATTTTAACAACGTAAAGACCTTGGTGAACGACACCCTGTTGGACCAGGATAACATCAAGTATTTTTATACTGATGTCTTCTTTACGTTTACCGCAGACTCGGTAGAAGAGGACAAGACCGTTGTTTACTACCTGAAGCCAAAGGTGAGCAATGGAGATCTTGAGCCACAGAGGGTTGGGTTAATCTTTGACTCTCAACTTACCGGCACCGCAGTCACCGCAACGCTTGATGTGCAGCGCGATGCTGGCTCTGGTTTTGCGACCATCCTTAGCTCAACAATAAGTGAGTCATCTGCCGACACATTTGAGACCACTGATAGCTTTATTGGCTCACCTAACATCTCTAATGATTACGGCTTGAAGTTTATACTCACAACTAACAACCCGGCTGGCAGCGGCAACGGCATAGCAAACGTAACTATCTGGCTTCAATGCAAAGCGAAACACCGTCAATAAGGGGCTACAATGGCAATTGATTACGGAACAGAAAAGAAAAAGCCTAGACTGAACCCACAGGGTGGCGGTGGCTACTCAATGAACTCGAAGCCCCCAACTGCCCCAATGCGGGGTGGTGGTATAGCCGCTTTGGCCGCGCAGCAGGCATCGCGCCAGCCAGCGCCAGGTAACCCGCCAATACCCACGCAAACCCCAAGGAGCCTTCTGGGCACCTACGCTCAAAGGGCGACAAAGCAAGATCCGCAGGATATGAAGTTTGGCGGCGGCGGAGGCGGTGGTGGTGGTGTTCCGCTCCCAACACCGGGCTTGCCATCAGGAACACCTCAGGCTGGACTGGGCGGCATTCCCGTTCAACAGCAGACAAGCGTCGGGCAGCAGCAGGCACCGCAGACACCAACAAGCCCAACAGGTCCAGTTGGGGCGCAGGATGCTCCGACAGACCCGCGCGGACCACAGCAGCTACCAGTAAGCCCAACTGGGCTGGGTGATCCAACAGATCCAGGGAGCCGCAGTCCAGAGGAAGCTGAAGCTGACATCCAGCAATTCCAATTGCTGCAGGCACTACAGCAGGCTGGCGATGCGTCGTACAGCGTGCGCCCGGAAACAAAAGAGGCACTGCAACAGGGAGTGCAACAAGCAATGCTCCAAAAAGCGTTGACGGGCCAAGCTTTTGATTTCACGACCCCACAGGAATCGCAGATGCAACAGGCGTTGACGGGACAGGGTTTTGATTTTACCGCGCCAGATCAATTCAGCAGTGGAGCGTTTACAGAGGACGGGCGCTGGGTTCCTGGCATGGTTAAAGACCCAAGACGCGCACCAGCAAGACCAGGCTCCGGTGACGACAGAAGGCCGTCAACGATGGCCACTGGCCCTCAAGGCTCTATCTTAGAGCAGCTTTACAGTCAGATTCAGGGTGAAGACTTTGGGATTGGAGATGAGGCCCAAGAGCTTGAAAAGAACATTTGGAACAAAGCAACTGACCTGGCAGCACAGCAGGCAGAGAAAGCCGCGATGATGGGAGTCGGCGGCGCAGGGCTTACGCAGGCCGGGTTTGGCGACATAATGAGCAAAGCCCTGGGCGAGGCAAGGCAGTTGCAGTTCGACACAGCAAACGTAGCCCTCCAGGATGAGATGGCCAAGATAAGCCTCTACCTTGCGACTGAAGGCAAGAACCTTGATAGAGACCTGAGAAAGCAACTTGAAGAGAAAAAACTTGCCCTCCAGAAAGAGCAAAACGATCTACTCGCCAAACAGTACGGTAAGAGCGACTTCAACACATTCGTTGCCGAGGTACTAGGCATTGCAGACCTTAACAAGCTGGGCGTAGGCGCTTTGAAAGAACTCCATGAAGCATGGGGAGACGGCGGCTATGAGGGAGCTAAGGCTGTGCTGGCTGTATGGGACCAAATAAGCCCGTCAACAGCGGCAGATAAAGCGCCTGGGTTTACCGAGGGTGAAGGCGGCTCCGCAGGAAGCCAGTTTGGCGTGACAGAGGGGTGGAATCAGCCCCCTGGGAACCAAGTATCAGGAGTGGATTGGAAGAAGTGGCTAAACCCAGAAGAGATTGATCCAGCTCAAGGCCCAGATGCTGGCAAGGCAGTCGTCGCCCACATGAATACCCTGGGCAGTAAGTTCGCAACCGGCGACGAAGAAACGGTAAAAATGGTCGAGCAGATGTACGACGATGTTTATGCGTGGCTGGCCGCTAACCCAGACAAGTCCATTGATGATGCCTTCGGGGTGTTTTTCGATGACATGATAACAGCGTATGAGTCAGCCCATATAGGCGGTCGCTGGATTGAGAATCCCATCTGGGAGAACATGTATGATTATCTCTACGATAAAATGCATGCAGACGGCACGCTTCAGGAGTATTACAACACGCACTATAAAGAGGACGTTGATGCCGGAACGGGCGATAACTGGCAACCGACCAGGGGGGGTCAGAACAAATCGGCCTTACTAGGGAAGTACCAAAAAAATGATGAGTATTATTCTCCACCATATGAGGATGTATAGGGGGCTACAATGTCAAGAGCACTAGCAGCGTTAATGTCGAGGCGCGAGGCAAAGGCCAACCGTCAACTGCGAAGGCAGATGGAGGAGGCGCAAATCCGAGCCGCCGCCGCGCGACAGAAGGATGCATTTAAGAACGCCCTTATCCGTCAAGGTATTGGCCTGCTTGGCAATGTGGCCAGCGGTGTGGTTAGCGATTACATGCCCACGGCTATTGCAAAGAGAGCCGCCCTGGAGCAGCGCCAAAAGCTTGCAGCGGATCAGGAAAAGCGAAGCAAAGACATGCACACCATGGCATTGATTAGACATAAGGCCGCTATGGACCCAGACGCTTACAAAAACGCCATCACGAGTGAGATGGGGAAGGAAATCACTGGTGGTGAAATGGGTAGCGGTGGGTCTGAGTTAATACCAGCGCAAGCAGAACAGAGCCCCACAACTCCTCCACCGCACTGGCCCTCCTCGGTGCAGCGCTACGTTAAGGACTTTGGTGAGACGGGGCGCTTGGGCCTTGGTGATAAAGAGCCAATGCCGCCGCCTGAGGTGTCAAGGCAAGCGATTATTAACGTCGCGGCAGGGCCACGGGCGGCTGAGCCGTCGAGGCGCGGGGCTGCAAAGATTGATACCCGTAGAGCGAGAGGAACCATAACAGACAAAGAAAAGCCGACAGGCCCAACTCTCTTTGGTAAAACTATTGAAGAGAACGTCAGAGACTTGACCAGGGCAGATGCAGCCAAGCAACGTCGTGAAGACAGGATAAGGGAAGAAGGCAGAAGGCACGATGTACAGAAAACCATAGCTGTAAAAGCCCTGACGCGCCGGGGCGGGCACGTTATTGACCCGAGAAAAGTCGCAAATCCCAAAGATCAAAAAGGCTTTCTTGATTTTATTAAGCTGAAGCCAAAGCACCGGGGAACAGCAGCCAGCCTTTTTGGCCTTAACTTTAATAAACTAACTCCAGAACAAAAGCTTAGATACAAGAGGGTCCGTGGGTGGATGAAAAACAAAAGGGTACTTGACCCGCAGATAGCCCACATGCTGACCGCTGATGGCTATGGTGAAAACGATGGGGTTCTTAAAGGCTACGTGTTGGGCACCACGGAAGCGCGAGAGGACTACAAAATCGCGAAGCGCGTGGTTACGGAGGGCGGAGACCATAAAATCCGGCTCAGGGCTAGAATTAAACAGCGCTCTGAGGCTAAAAAAGCTGCCGCAGCCCAATATAGACGCGATAAAAAAGAATACGAGGACGCCTTAAGCGGTAAAACTGACACTACAATAACGGTCGGTTCGGGCGGCAAGAAAAACGTATCCGCAAGAACAGCTTCGTTCTCAAAAAGACATATGGCTTTACTTAAGGCCAATATGGAAAAATCGAAAGCGAAACTTGACGCATTTAGTAAACGCCCTTCCGCAAGAACCACAGGAACGGACAGGCCGAGCAGGCCCAAAAAGAATCGCAGCTCCAAGGGTGGTGATAAATCATTCCCTGGTTTTAATGAGATGGTTAGAGCGGCTGAGTCAATGAAAGATCCCAAGTTTGCAATGAAAGCAAAACGTGATGAGATTATGGCAAATCTAAAGAGAGAGAATCCAGACACGCCAGTGGAGCAGCTAGTGCCTGAAGGAAAGCGGCGGCTAAGAGCGTGGAAGGCTAGCCGCTAGATGTCATCACAGCCACCGGTAGAGGTCGATGACGTAGACTTGCTCTTTGAAGAGCTTGGGTACGACAGTAAACCAAAGCCGGTAGACCCGGACCTTGCCGGGTCTGCCGAAGATGACGTAGACTTGCTCTTTGAAGAGCTTGGGTACCCGCAGCCCGAGCCTAAGCCCGCAGAGGACGTATCACTCCCAGCCCCAGATTTATCTGACTTCGTTAGAAAGCCATCAGTACATACGCCTGATTTCGCTGCCGAAGCGGGCTTTCGCGGGCGTCTATGGGACCATCTAATATACGAGCACGCTGAGCCCAAAGATGTATACAAGAGGATAAAGCAAGGGGGCAAAGAGGCAAGAGAGGCTGCTTACCAGGAAGCTTTAGACTCCATGATGGAGGAGGCGAGGGCGAAAAGCAGGGGTCTCACTCGAGCAAATGTAGAAAGACACTGGGCGGTTCCAGTCTCTGGCCCACGAGTTGGAAGGGGTGGATACGACGCGCCGCCATCCACAGAGGCGCATGAGGTTAAGTTTGGCATAGTCCCTTACCCAGGGAAGCCGTTTGTTCAAATTGGAACACGAGGTTTGGTGACAAAGCCCGATCTTGCAGAGTCAATGGTTGGAAAGCCCCTCATGGCCATTGCCAATATTTTGGACAAGACTCTGGGCCTCGGTCTACCTGGCAGCATTTATGAAGCAGTCGATAAGAATGTTGCAGAGAAGGTCTTTGGTCTGACCCGATCTAAAGAGGCCAGGGAGGCCGAGATAGCCAAAGAAAAGGCAGACCTTGAAAGGGGCAGTCGTGCCGCCAGTACCGTAAGACAGCAGCTAATAAAAGAGCATGGGATACGAGACGTGGACGATGATGAGTCCTGGTTCTCAATCAACCCGATAGCAAACCTCTATGAAACCATTAACCTAACTCCAGCAAGCGTTTCATTGGTCGAGCCTGGAAAGAAAATGCCAGCCCGGTGGGTCAAACCGGGAACCCCTGTGAACTGGGACACCGCAAAGCATTCAGTCGTAAACAGTTGGGACTTCATCACGGCGTTCCCTGCTGCAACGGTCCAGTTGATAACATTTGGCGTGGACTTTGTGACAACACCCGATGAGCTAACTAGCAGGGTGGAAACGATTGGCGGTCTGGTGCCAGAGACATTCGAATACACCGGGAGGCGGGTAGGGCAGTTCATTACAGACCCGGCTGGGTTTCTCAAAGAGGGCTTTATACAAGCAGGGCTAGATATAGCTGTCCCCTTTGTGGCAGTTAGGTCTGCCGCCCAGCGTGTTGGTGTAAAGAAGCTGCGTAAAACCCTGAAGGACATGGGGGATAAGGCTCCCCCGGACTTTCGGAAGCTGAACGACATTGATGATGACGCGCAGTTTGTCCGCGAACTCCAGGACACTATAAAAAAACATGAGCAAGAAGCAGTCACAGCGAGAAAGAAGGGTATAGAGCTTGCTGATGATTGGCTAGCTTCGGTTGGCACTGAGGGTGGCCGGGAGCTTAGGGGGGCGCTCCATGCGACTGGCGAGGCTATAGAGACCGAGATCGCATCTGCTGCCAGAAGGGTAGCAAAGGTTGATGTCAGACTAGCTAAAACCACAGGGGAAATTCTATACACAGAAAGGGCGCGCAAGAACATCGTATCCAACATCACCGCGCTTGAGAAAGAAGTGGAGGCCGCTAGAAAAGCCGTGCCTGACGCCGAGGCTCCAGAAAGCCTAACCCGAGAGATCGGCAGACTGGAAGCAAGGCTCGACGTTGCGAATACACACCTATCCACACTGCGCGCCGCTGCCTCTGAAAAGATAGAAGCCGTCGCGTCAAAGCGTCGTGCAGAGGTAGATTCACTTGGGAGGCGAGCAGCGGACCTTGATATGCTCGCTAGTGATATCCGGTTTAACTTGAGTCACCCCGAGGGGCCAAGGATATTGAGCAGCTCACCGTTTTATGACGACTACATAAGGGCGTCTAATGTGGCAGAGGGCAAGATTGGAAAGAAGAGCGCAGCCAATATTAAACAAGCCGAGGCGCAGATGGCGGCAATTGAGGAAGCGGCGATAGCTCATGACAGGACTAGGCTGGGCTCGATTGAGATTCAGGCCGCAGCCTTGAAAAGAAAAAAGAAGAAGATTGAGCTAACCAATACACCGTCTAAGCTCAAAGAGCAGCAGAGGGCTATACTAGGGAGCAAGCAAACCAAGAGGGGTATCGAGGCAGAGTCTGCCGTGCTAGTCGCAGAGGCGGAGCTTGGGGCTGCGAGAGAGGCTGCGCGGCGAGCGAAGGCGACTAACGCGGCTAAGGCACGCGCGCGCGTTTCCACAGCAGAGGCACGGCTAAGCAAGGCAAGGTCCGCGCTGGAGAGGTTTGAGGCTAAAAAACTACCGAGGCTTCAGGGGCTCAGGACTGGCGTTTTGGAGTTGGCTGCTGAGCGAAATTTTGCTGTTGAGCTTCACCGTGTTTTGTCTGACCGCGCAAAAATGTCCAACGTCCTTGGTCGCACCAGAGCCCAAAGGGTGGCTGACAACCTTGGCATAAGCACAAAGGGTCGCCCGGAGGTAGGGCAGGCATTTGCGAGGACCCATATTGCTCGTTCAAAAGCAGTGGAAAAGCACAGGAAACTTGTAGAGGGAATAGAGCAACGGTTCGAGCGTAGAATGCATTTCGAGGATGGCATCAACACCGGATTGAGGCTGCGCTCCGACTTGATGGGGAAAAACACTGGTTACTACACGTGGATGGGTATAGCGAACGCAATATCAGAGGCCAACATGGTGCTCAATCCTTTGTGGGGCCCATGGGTTTTAGCTAACCGGCTGAAGAATAAGTTAATTGAGGGGCCTGGTTATCTGTTTATAAGCGCTAACACCGCGCGGGCCTTGAGGGAGAAGAACTTTCTTAAGTCGGACAAGGTAGAAGGTCTAGATAGCCGTGGTTTCGGGAGGTTCATTACAGACAAGCTGGACAAGGGTTACCTGCGCCAAAGGCTGCGCGATGCTGACAAGGTTATTCCTGAGTTGGTGCAGGGTCTTATGCGTGCGGGGCAGTCCCATGTGGACGCAGCAACCTTTGAACTTCGGGATTGGGCGCTAAAATCCAGGGATGACATGATAGAACAGTTTGGCTGGGAGATGGGCGTTAGGGAATGGAAAACGTTTCTGCTTCCAACGGTGCGCGAGGGCCTGTTTTTTGAGCACCGGAGCATGAGGGCTCATTTCAACAGAGAGCTTACCGAAGATTACACAATAAAGTTTAGCAGAAAGTCGAAAGAGCAGATGGCAAGGGAGGGGTTCGGAAAAGAGGTCGGGGAGTTAACCAAGGAAGCGGAAGAAGTTCTTGAAAGAAAGCTGATTATATTAAACAAACACGCAGCCGGTTTGCATGACATAACAAGAAACCGCGTCACTGAGCTTGGGTTAGATCTTGGGGCTTTTGATGATGCAGCTCGCATTAATAAGCGAGTGTGGCACCCGCAACTCTTCAACGATATGGACGCACTCTCCGCTATGGAGGTGGCTGACCAGGCTATTACCGGCAAAGCACTCCGCTACTCTGCACTTAGAGGCAGAGGTGTACCCATTGAGGCCAGGGAAACCCCGAGGGGGGTGCGGATAGATGAAAGTGCAGCATGGTTTAAGGCTCTAAAGAACGATAACCCAAAGGTGTATGACGAGCTAAAGCAGCGCAACAAAAACATAGACATCAAAGACTCACCGGTCGATCAACGGGGCGGGTGGGGCATGACCACGGATGCGCTTGAGGAGGTTCTGATAGGCATCCCGGATGCAGCCAGAGACTTCCAGAACATGGCCATGTTTAAAGCCATTGAAGACACCATGGGGACAGCGAACCCTTTGATGTCGATGGACCCATTGAAAAAAGACGCAGGGTGGAAAAGAGCGCCTGATGTAATCCCTGCCAAGGGCTTTGGTTACCGCCTTAAGGACATAGAGGTTAACGACGACTTTTGGGGAGCGTTGACCAAGAAGCGCAATAAAGATGGAGTTGTGTCCAACGAGATTACGGCTCAGCGGGCGTATTTACACCCAGACCTGTACTGGCACTTGGTGGCCACAGAGCAGTTTGCCTCTTACAACAGGTCAGCGACAGGGAGGGCGCTCAACTATTGGAAAGCGTCTAAGACTATCGACTCTCCTGGATCTCACTTTACCAACTTTATTGCCAACCCTCTGTTTCTCGCACCAGCCGCTGGCCTTGCCATCTACAACCCAGCCAACTGGGGCGTAATCCTTGAGGGCGCTAAGGCGCTGTTCACAGGCCCCGGTAAAAACAAATACTACAAGGAGTTTATCTTGCACGGCGGCCTGGGGCGCAAAAGAGGCATTGGTCGCTCCGACATTGCCCAGGCATCTGACACGGTGATGGGCATCCTTTACGAGGGTATAATCAAGGAAGCCCAAAAGGCGGGCCGTAGCGGCCCCGGTGTGGTCCTGAAGAGCATTGAAGACGCTGGGCAATTGCTTATGAACAGCCCTGATGGGTTTATGGCTCTTGTGAAGGGGGGCAAAAACACTAACAAGCTCACGGCACTTAAGTATGTCACCAGGGAAAGCTTGGTAAAAGCCCACGAGTCGTGGATAAAGATTCAGAATGTGGCAGGGGTAGCGTATGAATCTGGCGATAGGTTTTGGCGCATCACCAAGTTCATACAAGAGCGCAGACGCGGGGTACCTGCAGCCGAGGCTGTGCAGATAGCACGTAAAGCGTTTGCGGATTATGAGAATCTTGCTGGCATCTTCAACGTTATTAGACAGTCATGGTGGGGCGTTCCGTTTCTTGCGTATGATGCTCGCGCTATTCCGCAATTTGTGGACTTCATGAGGAGGTCGCCGCACATCGCCCAGATGCATGTCATCCTCCACAACTACCTGTCTGACATTAACATGGCCAGGTCTGGCATCGACTTTGGGGCTGCGGCAGAACACGTTGACACGTACAAAGACCTGCTCCCCTGGTACTACCGGGATAAGCTCATACCGTGGGCCATGATTAATCCAGACGCTGGAACAACGGCACGCGGTGGAATAAGGTTCGTTGACTTCTCAAAGTATGCTTCCGGTGCGCGCTTTATACCGCTGTTCGATGAGATTGAGCGGTGGGATGAAGGCATGAAGAGAGAAAGCTGGTTTGGTGAAGAGGTGAAGAAGGAGGGCCTCCTGCTTGGCACTGGCGCTAAAGAGTACCTCACGAGGGCAGTGGGCGGCTCGTCCCCAGGTTTGACGCTAGCACTCCTTGCTGCGGGCATTGACCCAAAATACAAGCGGGAGATTGGTTGGGACGAGATGAAGGAAAGGTTTATGGAGATGTTGTTTCCCAACTTCCCATTACTCCCAGGCAGCTATAGCTACAACAGAATAAAGAGCGCTGAAATGATGGAGCCCAGGGCGGGCCTAGCTTTCGGTGAGTCGCCTGAGCAAGCCTCGAGGGCTACGTGGTATGGCGTTGTGGACTTGGATTACACCCTAAAAGAGGGCTATGCTAACGCGTGGAAGAACAGGCTGCGCTCTGCGCCAGAATGGGCAACGCTAAAGAATAGGTTTGGTCAAACAACCTACAGAATGTTTAAGAAAAAACAAGGGAGACTAGGTCGCTGGCAATCTGGTAACATGCGTTTGCTGACTGACGCCTCCATGCCACCCGGTCTCACTGTGGATGAGAAGAAGTCTTATATAAACGCTTTGTATGAGGCCAATCCTGCGAGGCGGCAGAAGTATTTGGAGGAGGTCATGAGCATATTTGAGCCAGAGCTGAACGAATTACAGGAAATAATGAAGATGGCAGGTGCACTCCAAGGGGGAGACCTGGGTGAAATGAACATACCTCTGGAGACCGTCCGAAAAGCGGTTAAAGATTTTAGTATTAGATAAGGAGTTTTACAGTGGCTAACTCAAGAACAGCATACATGGCAAAGCAGCAGACGGGAGATGCTACGACGTTTACCCCGCCGTTCGGGTGTAACACCTGGCAGCTTCGTTTTATTACAGACAATTCCGCTGGTGGTTCAATCACGGTTCACACTGTTGATGAGGACGGTCATGAGGTGGAGATAGATGGGTCGCCGTTCAAAAAGAATGATGGCGACTTTGATGCATCAGGCAACCTTGAGGTTACCCTGGACTCAAGTAATCCATCTATCAAGATTGAGCCAGATGGGTACTCTGCTAACCCATGGATTAAGGTTAAAGCGTATCGAACATTGGATGATACAATGAACGCGGGCGCATACTCTACTACATTAGGGATAGGCTAAAATGGGAACACGATACGGCACTCGTCAGGGCTTGAGTCGCTCAGCAGCTAAGGCCGCCAAAGACTTGGCAGATGGAACTCTCACCACCACAACGACCAACATTGAGTCAACTACGGTCACGATTGACGACAAGAATATAGAGCTTGGCTCTACTGACAGTCCATCGGATTCAACGGCAGACGGCGGCGGTATCACACTTAAGGGCTCAACGGACAAGACCATCCTTTGGGAAAACGATGACGATAAGTGGCACCTTAACCAAGGGATTACCGTAAGCGACAGCACTACAGGTAGCGCCAATACCGGTGGGTCGCTAAGGCTTTCCGCAAATGATGGAAATCCTATGGGGGACAGCCACAGGCTCGGCGTGATCGAGTTCACCGGAGCAGAGGATACAAGCAACACACAAGTTGTTGGCGCACGTATTGAGGCGTTGACGGATGCCGCGTGGACAAACGTAGAAAACGGGACCGCGTTGTACTTCTACACCACGGACGGTGACGCTTCACAGCACAACGTTTTGAAACTAGACAGTAACGAGAAGGCTACGTTTTCTGGTGATGTTGACATCACTGGTGGCCTACAGTTTGATGGCGGCACAGCAGTCACCTCTATAGACACAGACCTAAGCAGCGTTTCAGGCAGTGATGATACCTTGGCAAGCGCCAAAGCCATCAAAGCTTACGTGGACTCAGAGGTTGGTGGCGGTGGTGGCGGTGGTGGCGGCATGTCTAACTTCGTTCTTGAGGACGATGACGGCACAGAGGTCACTATAGCTGACGCTAAAGAGGTGAAGTTCATTGGTTCTGGTATAACCACCAACTGGACGGATACCTCTACTGGTTCAGACGGCGATCCATATGACTTAACCTTCACCGTTGATGCAGCCCAGACTGGCATTACTTCCTTGTTGGCTACCGATATTAAAATCGGTGAAGACAACGAGACTAAGATTGACTTTGAAGATGCAGACAAGATCAATTTCTACGCGGACAACACAAAGAGCGTGTCCATCACAGACCATGGCCTAACTAGCCTCGGTGGAGAGATTGAGTTTGGCAACGGCCAAGAGGCAACTCTTGCCGTAGATGCAACAACAGGCACCAACACAGCAGGCAGAGGGCTTACAATTAAAGCTGGCGCTGGAACGGGCTCTGGTGCAGGTGGCTTTATCTACCTCCAGACTGCTGACGCAAGCGGCTCAGGCAGCAGCACCAACTCTCACTCCACCGCACTCACTGTTACCAACGGCGCTCTCCAGATGGGCAGTGACCATAACTGCGAACTAAGCATTGCCGCAACCGCACATAATGTCGCCGGTAAGAAGCTAACACTAGCAGCCGGGGACACCACTGCCGGAACAACAAGCAACATAGCCGGTGGCGACGTTGAGATTGTGGCTGGCAAAGGCAAGGGAACGGGTGCGGGTGGAGAGATTATCTTCAAGACGGCTCCCGCTAGTACCTCTGGCCACACCCCGTTGAACAGTCACGCCACTGCGCTGACAATAGAGTCCTCTGGCTTGCTTCATCACGCGAAGGGTCTTCAAAGTTCATACACTGCGGTCACTAGCAATACCACGCTAGACGACAGCCACTTCATTGTACAGGCTTCTCGCGGTGTCGAGATTACACTGCCTGCAGTTGGCTCAAAGACTGGTCGCTGGTACTTCATTACCCGTGTAGATGACGGTACGTCTAACGGCGTTATTGATATCGAGGCAGATAGCGGTGAAACCATCGAGGGCAATGACCTTTACCACTTAGAGTCAGATGGCGACGGCGTTGCCTTGTACAACAACGGCTCGAAGTGGATTGTCATGTGGGAAAAGAAAGCTCCAACCCGTGCAGGGTTTACTCCAACTGACGTGGAAAACTGCGTCATCTGGCTGCGAGGCTATGCTTCTGGCGAGACCGCATCAGACTTTATGACAATGGACGGTAGCGATGTTGGTAGCTGGCTAGACCAGTCAGGCAATTCAAACCATGCGTCAAATGCTGGAACACTTGCTCACCCAGCCACTACCACCGTAAACAATCACACGGTCCCAGAGTTTACCGCTGGCGATGTATTGCACCACGCCACAAACGTTTTTGAAGATGATGATGAGCCCTTCACTTTATTCACTGTCATAAACACAAGTGGAAACGCCCCAGCAAGCACCCACATTTTCGGCACTGGCAGTCACGCGGATGGCTACTTGTACAGCGAAGACGAGAATGGTTTTGGTAAAAAGCTTTTTGTTGATGACTCTAACAGGGCTGGGTTTGCCATGTTAAAAACCGATGCCGGGGCTGAGACGATAAACAGGTCTCACACGCTAAACGGCACTGAGGTTCTTATTGCTTCGTACGGCGGGCCAGGTACGTTAAAACTTGACGGTGGTGCGAAGAAATGGACGGTCAGTAAGTCCGAGCTTGGCGAAGATCAGGGGTATACTAAATTAACTATCGGAGCTTCCAGTGGTAGCGGGGTTGATTACGCTGTTGATGGCTTTACCGGCAGTATCTGCGAGGTAATCGTGTACCAACGTGCGCTAGACCACAGCGAGATTGTGTTAGTTAGAGACTACCTGCTTAGCCGCTGGACATAGAGGAGTTAGATATGTTTTCAATTGCTTTTAGAAGTCGTCGAGCCAAAGCCAAGGCAGAGCCTGTCAAGAAGAAGGCTGCGCCTAAGAAGAAGGCAGTCAAAAAGAAAGCTCCGGCCAAAAAGAAAACGGCCAAAAAGAAATGAGCCCCGATGAGGTAAAGAGGCTCCAGCACCTATTGAACTTCGTAGGTTACAATGCTGGCCTGCTTGATGGGGTGCTGGGGCCAAAGACACTATCCGCTGCCGCTGCTTATTTACACGTAGAGCACGGCGATACTTTTGTGGCTTCACGTGCACTCAACCGTCTTACTGTGGAAGCTGTCGTTGATTTAATTGAAGGCATTGACGTAAGTGGACATCAAGGCAAGGTCGATTGGAAAAAGGTGGCGGCAGCGGGCTGCAACTTTGCCTGGGTAAAAGCTACCGAGGGCACTACCCACAAACAACGCACAATGCAACGCAATCTCGATGGTGCCAGGGCTTGGCAGATACCTGTGGGCGTGTACCACTATGGCAGGCCTAACACATATAGAAGTCTCAAGCTGGTTGACGCCAAGAAAGAGGCTGAGAATATGTTGTCGCATTACGGTGCGCCGCAGCCTGGTGACCTTGTTCCTGTGTTGGACATGGAGAGTGGGTACATCAAGACCGAGCATGACTACAACGTTGACTGGACGTTGGAGTGGTGCCGAGTTGTAGAGGAAGAACTTGGGTGCAAGCCCATGTTGTATACTGCTAGATGGGCTATACAGTCTCGGCTGGAGAAGGCGGCTAACGTAGAGGAGTTGGCTAAGTATAAGCTGTGGTGGGCTGAGTATCGTAGCGCTACGACAAAAGCACCTCGAAAAAAGATGTTGCCATGGAAGGGCTACACAGTATGGCAATGGACAGGGAGTGGTAGTATTGCTGGGGTGAAGGGTCGTGTAGATCGAAACCGCATGAAGCCAAAAGATTTAGAAGGATTAAAAATTTCATCATGACACGTACTCAAGTTGCTAAGTATTGGCCGGTGATTACCGGAGTTGCAGTTGGAGTTGGCTGGCTTGTTACGGGCTCAGTACAACTCGGCGAAATAAAATCAAATAACAAACACAGTCACGAGAAAGCTGCTGTTGAACGTAGCCAGCTCATCAGCGAGGACGTGCGCTTGAACAAACGTATCGACAAGACTGATAAAAAACTAAACAGGTTAAAAACTAAAACTGAGTCGATGAACGAAACGGTTATCAAGATAGAGATTGGGCAGAAGCAGGTTATTAAAAATCAGCAGCGTATTTTGAACAAGTTAGAGGGTAGGTAATGGCTAAGAAGAAGACATCAAAACCTTTGTATAAATCGCTTACAGTACAAAGCTCTGTGTTGCTAGCGGTCTTGATAGTTGTCAGAGCGTTTTATCCGGAGCACCTTAACGATGAATTGTTTAGTACCTTACTTGCTGTGTTTGGCCTGGGCGGCGCGGTCGGTGTCCGCCGTGCTCTTGGAATTATTATACTATGTAGCATGCCGGTTTCTGCTATCAATTGTGGACCTTCTGTTTGTGAGAAGACTAGCATTGTAATCACATCACACCCAGATCTACCTAAGCCAGCGGGCAAGGTGACGGTGAAGTGTGACGGTAAGGACAAGGCTGTTATCATTTCCAAGAAGGTAACCAAATGACACCCGAACAAGTAGCTGACCTGCTGGTCGCTAGCCTAGAGCAGTACGCCAGAAAGAAGTTGCCAGATTTTATCCAGTCAAGCTGGATTGCGGCGCTCGCACACCTTGTTGCGGACGGCCTAAAGGATGTGTGGGTAGCTATCATTGAGGACATTACTGTTGTTCGCATCATGTCCGACGATGTTGAGATTGTGGACAAGCGCGAAACATAACACCACACCGCAGTGCCCCGAATAAAATAAAACTTACACAAAAACTAACTAACCTATTGCACCCTATCTAAACTGTGTGTACAGTGTACGTACTTACAGTAGGAGTGTAACAATGTTTCCAGAAACCTATGAGGATTACTATGTCTCGTTTCTCCACCACATGGTGGATGAGCACGGGTGGGATACCGACGATGTGATCTACTTTGTGGATGCACCACACAAGTGGCGGCGGGAATTGAAAGAGTTCAAGGACACAGGGGAGGTTGAGGTTTGAACTTATCAGAGCAGCAAAAGAAGGCGTATAAATTTATCCAATCTTACAACGATGAGACTGGCTTTTGCCCAACGCTTAGGGAGATTGCTAACCACCTGTCTATCTCAGTCAATGCAACCAGGGAAAAGCTCAACGCCTTAAAGAAGAAAGGCCTTGTTGAGTGGACACCAAGAACCCCAAGGACAATACGGACAACCGATGAGAATTAGGGCCATCAAACCAGAGTTCTTTTTTGATGAAGAGCTTGCAAACCTACCGCCGCTTACCCGCCTTCTTTACATTGGCTTGTGGTGTGAGGCAGATGACGAGGGTCGCCTGCGATTACACCCAATGTACCTTCGAGGTAAGCTGTTTCCATACTCAAGTGAAGACCTTCAGCCTCACATTGACTCACTGAAGTCTCATGGAAAGCTCATTGAGTACTCAGTGAAGGCTCAAACATACGGTTTTCTGCCTAACTTTAACACCCATCAGCGCATCAATCGGCCATCAAAAAGTAAGCTGCCAGAACCACCAACAAACGTTGCACTGAAGGCCCTCACTGAATCCTCAGTGAATACTCACGGAGGGCTCACTATAGGAAAGGAAAGGAAAGGAAAACAAAGCGCGCCCTCGTGTGCGCGTGAGGTTTGTTCATCTTCCAGGGAGTTGCTTGACGAGTGGAATAAGTTATCTGGTCAGTCGCGGAAGCTGAAAGCCTTTGACCGCCGGGTTAGTCCGAGGCTAGGCGATGGCTTCAGTAAGGCTGATGTGTTGTGTGTGATCAGGTGGGTGTTTGCTAGCGAGCACAAGTCTGCTCACTACCTTAGAGAAAACGGCTACGCTAGACCAGAGACAGTGTTCAGGGCTAGCAAGTTTGAGAGCTACCTTGAACTAGCTAAGCTTGGCGGCGACCTTCTGTCCGTTGTCAGCCAGAGAAACAGCGATGGCCCTCAACCTTTGATTGAGTACGCAGATGGGGAGAAGGTATGGGGCTGACGAACCATGAGGCAGAGCGCCGAGTTCTCGGCTGCTTCTTACGTTTTGATGGACTATCCGAATTGCACTGTGCGAGCTTACAGCCAGAGGATTTCAATGAGGGTAGACACGTTATGATTTTCTCTGCAATCGCCCAGGCTGTAACGGAGGGCCAGCCAACAACGATGGCCTTTATTGCTGACAGACTAAGAGCTAACAACCAGCTAAAGATTGTGACGTCTTCGTACCTCACGGGGTTACACGAGGATGTGGGCACTCGTATCGGATTGGAGTTTTGGATTGGAAAGGTTCGTAATTTGTCGCGCCTGCGGGGCTTCCGTAAGCTTGCCCAAGAGCTTGCTGCTGACGCTGAACAGCAAGATGATGGTGACTCGGAAGCTTTCTTCAATAGCTCAGTGTTGCAACTGGTTGGGCTACTCAAATCACCAAGCGCAAAGAACACGGTCACGCCAATCTCAAGACTTGTTGACTTGGCGATGTCTGACTTAACCGCTAGAGCAGAGCGGAACATTATACCTGCAGAGCCAACAGGACTCAACGCAATCGACAGGCTGGTAGGTGGTTTGCGAAAGCAAAACCTAGTTGTTGTTGCAGCCAGACCGGGCATGGGCAAGTCCGCACTGGCCGCTGGTTGGGCGGTCAAGCAGTCGCGCAAGAAGGTGTCCGTGCTCTTCTCTCTTGAGATGGCTGGATTGGAGTTGGCCCAGCGCATCTTGTCGGACACGGGCAACATACCTTTCGCCAGCTTGAATGCTTCAGTCCCATCAGGGCCAGAGATTTTCCGGGCCAAAAACGCTGCCAAGACACTGGCAGACCACAAGCTATTCATTGACACATCGCCGGTACTCAGGGTTGCGGACATCAGGGCGCGTTGCATTAGGCTAAAGGCAACACAGGGAGACATTGGCCTTGTGGTTGTGGACTACCTGCAACTACTAGCCCCAGAAAACAAACGCGACCCAAGAGAACAACAGGTCGCACAAATGTCGCGAAGCCTAAAGGCTCTAGCCAAAGAACTCGATGTCCCCGTGGTGGCGTTAGCTCAACTCAACAGGGGCAACGAGGCCAGACCAGACAAGAGGCCACGGCTGAGTGACCTCCGGGAATCTGGAGCCATTGAGCAAGACGCAGACCTTGTGGTGTTTGTGCACAGGCCAAGCTACTACAAGCCAGGGGAGCCAGACGACGGCGTTGCTGAACTAATCATAGCCAAAAATAGAAATGGCCGGTGTGGCAAGGCAAGGGTAAGGTGGGTCGGTGAGAAGGTGAGGTTTGAGAATGCCCATTAGACAGACACAGAGCACGTATAACAGGACTTTAACCCCCAGGCCAGGGGCAACTAAGGGTGAGGCGGTAAAGCCCAGAGAAACAGCAGCTAAAAGAGCCCGAGTATTTGCAAGGCTACCTGCTGAGTTTCCTGCGCCACCACCAACAGCAGGAGGGACAAGCAATGGGTAAGGCACAGCGAGACAAGGGCCACCGCTTTGAGCGTCAGGTGGCGGCAGATGCAACTGTGGCTCTGGGCAAGAAGGTTACACGGACAATCCAGTTTAGGGGTGGTGAGTCTGAAGGTTCAGATGTTGTTGTTGAGCCCTTCGCGATTGAGTGTAAGGCATACAAGAAAGTTGGAGGGCTAATCAATAGGGCTTATGAGCAGGCTAAGCGTGACGCCAAGGAGGGGTTTATTCCCATCTGTATATGCAAGGGCGACAGACAAGAGCCTTTAGTTACGATGGGTTACAGCGATTTCTGGGAGCTGATCAGGGAGTGGCGAGAAAGGGGTGAGGGTTATGACGCACCCTACGATGCGGCTACTGTCAGGGAGTTTGAGAAACTGTTCGCGGTAGCGGTTGATCGTGAGATTAAGAAGAAAGAAGGTGAGAAATGAAGACATTTATAGTTAAAATTTCGCAGTATTTGCGGCCCTATGGCCCCTCGTACGACACCTACGTCGTAAAGGCAGAGAGCATAAACTGTGTCTGGGAGTTCTTTAGTAGTCAGGACGAGCTGGGAGATATTTCCATTCGCGAGATAGATAGCGAGAAGGTTATCAGTGTTTGAGCTTGCTAACTATGTTGCGGGAGAAGATGAATTTAAACAGAGGAGTATAACACACAATGACGATTCCATTTGAGATTAGAGAAGTTTTAGAGAAAAGGTTCGAGCCCGGTGAATGCTCGATACACCCGTATCATAAGTGGACTTACGTTGAGGGCCACCGCGTAATCCACCGGCTCAATGATGCGTTTGAGGGCGGCTGGAGTCACACGATAATCAACCGCTGGCGAGAGGGTGACACGCTTATGGTCACGGTTAGGGTTACGGCTGACATGTTCTGGATGAATGAGCACGGCATGAGGGAGGAGACCACTGTAAGCCATGAGGGCTTTGGCTCTGCTGACGTGAAGTTCCGCAAGTGTAAGGCCAGGACGTGTGAAATCTGCCCAACTAACCCCAACCATATGGGACCGGTGGACATTGGTGGTGACTGGAAGGCCGCTGCAACTGACGGGCTAAAGAAAGCCTCAACCCACTTTGGTGTCGCTCTTCACCTTTACGATGCCGCAGATGCGATCCACCATGACACCAGGGAGGACCACCACAGAAGAAAGGGTGAAAGGATGACACCCAACTTCAACACCAGCATAGGTGGAGGGCCGACGCCGCAGCGTCAGCCAGCGTTACCAGCACAATCGCCACCGCAGCAGCAACAAGCACCGCAGCAGCAGGCTGCAGGTGACATACCTCAGTGCGAGAAATGCGGCAGTGATGTCTGGAACAATCGCGAAAAGTGTGCTGGCGGTTGGCGTGGCCCAGTGTTTAAATGTAAGGACCGGGCGTGTGACTGGGTGAAGTGGAAAGAAAAAGCGGAAGCGCCACCCGCGCAGCCTATTCCGCTAGATGAGATACCTTTTTAGATAGGTTGAACTTGGCTATTGCCTCGGCTTGTGCTGGGGAGGGTAGGTGCTGCTGCCGTTCGGGCTCAAGGTGCCTGCCCTTCTCTGCTCGTTTTCTCATGGCGACCGCTTGAACAATGGCCGCTGTGCATGAGTCACACAGGTCGTCAAGCTGCTCCCCTGGTGGGTCAACGGTGAAGTTGATTTTCATTTGCCGCCACCCATCAGGGGATTTACCTGTCGCCGTGTGCGCTACCCGCGAGCAAGTGTCGCATACCCACTTGACTTGCTCGTGCCTCAATAGACCTTCTCAATTGCCGCTAGCAATGTGGCCAGCTTTACCATGGTGTTGGATGGCTGGCTGCACCGCTTGTCCCCTACATCTTTGCCGTCATCGCTTTCAGCTTGCGCCTTGTAGGTGTAGAGTTGCTGGACGTGTGCAAGCCCAAGTAAGTCGGCTGCACGAGTGGGGCTCCACCCTGCGTCCTTGATAATCAACATGAGTTTTTGTGCGTTTGTGTCATCCACGGTGGTCCTCCGAATCAAAAGCAAAGTTTGCGGTTTGCTCAGCAAAGGAAAGCACACGCTTGGCTAGCTCAATCACATCGTCACAGTGCTTATCCAAACCATTAAAGCCAGCGTTACCAGCACAAATGGCCTTAATATCCTCCGCTGCAGAGCGTAG